GGTACTTTGGCGGCCGTCGGCGGCAGCTTGCGGTTGAGCGCGTTCATCACGCGGATCCGCTCCTCGGCTTTCATGCCGTTTGCGATGACCATCTTCTGCACCTGGTCGGGCACGATCGCGCCGAAGCGCGGGATCAGGCGGAAGGCGAGCGCGTAATTGATCGCGTCCTGATAGCCGGCGGGCAGAATGGTGTTGTCGCCAAGGGTCCAGGCGGTGAAGGGGACCGCTGCATCCAGCTCCAGCGTGCTGATGGTTTGGCAGGTAGAGACCGGGTGAAAATACAGTTTCGCGAAACCTGTTACCGGGTCGACGTTGTAATCGGGATACAATTCGTCGGGGGTCGAGGCGGCGGCTGCCAGGTCGCCGTGGGCAAAATATTCGAGCGCCTCGATAATGCGCAGCTCTTTGCGGAGCGTAGCGGCTCCGACGGTTGCGACGAAAAACGCCTTATAGATGCGGGTGGGACGGGGCTTGTTGATCGTTGCGCCGGGTCCGATGGTGTAAGACGCAACGTTGGCGGTGAGCGCTGCGGTGACGGGCAGGACCGAAAAGATCAGGCCTTCATCGATTCCCCACGCATCCCACTGGTTGTTGAGTTCGGCCAGCGCGTCGGCTGAATCCGAAGTGTTGGGGGTTCCGCCCTGCTGGTTGATGCCCAGCGTGGTGAGCGCGCCCGTAATGATCACTTGTCCTGTCGGCACGCGCCCTCCAGTTGGGTTTGAGTTTCTTCAGTTAGGCTTTGGCTTTTTTCCCGTCGGCCTGGCCGGCGAGTAGCTTCGAGACCATCTCGGCGAGAGCGACCAGCTTGCCGTCCTGATCGGTGATCTTGTCCTGCATGGCCTTTTTCTCGGCCGCTGGATCAAGCAGAGCGATCTGTACCTTCGGATACGGCTCGTCGCGGTAACCGTCCGCCTTCGCTTGCGCGACGGCTTTCAGGTTGGATTTCTCGATCGCGGCGCGGTCGTCCTCGTCTTTGACGCCGACGAGGCTCACTCCCACCGTTCGCTCGCCCAGGCCAGGGTGAAACATCATCTTGGGCCAGGCGTTGTCGGCATGGTCGGGATTGTAGACCGGCGCCACTGCGTTTTTCTTGCGGCCGGCAGCCAGGTTCAAAAGCACCTTACTGTTGCTGATTTCCGCTTGGCGGAAAGCGTCCATGGTGTCGCCGTGGCCGTTGCCTTCGTTTGCGACACCCAATACTTCAACACCCATATTTGTGGTTTCCTTTTTCTGGTTCCTCGGTTTAGGAGAAAGAGATCCCGACGCTTGCGAGGACCAGCCACTTGCCCTGGAAGGCCTGAAGGGTCAAGCCCGAGCCGAGCGAGGCGGCGAACGTGGCCACGTTCACACTGACGGTTCCAGTGCCGAGCAAGCCCGTTGCGGTGAGCGTGTGCGCGTTGGCGGTGCCGGAGGTGATCACGATGATCGTGCCGTCCTGAATTCCTGCCGTGGGCGCGGCCAAGGTCCCGGCGAATACGCCGGCCTTCGTGATGACATAGTTGCCCGTGCCCACGAAAATGGCGCCATTGGTGGTCAACGCTACCTGTGGCGTCTCGCTTTTCTTTTGCGAGTTGCCATCGTTATAGTTCACCCACATCCCGCCGGCGACGAGGGCCGACTGGTTGCAGTCGCGCATGATGCCGGCATAGGGAAAGATGGCGGGGAGGTAAATTTCGTTTGCGCGCACGCAGGGTCCTGAAGGGATCGAGGTCGTGCGTAGGGCGAAGCCGTTCACGCCAGGAACAGCCGAAGACGCCGGGGTGTACGCGACCCAGACGACCGCAGCGTTGTTATGGGACACGGGTCCGCTTGCAGCTCCGCGGTTGGCTCGCGAGACCGGGACGCAAATGGGGCCTGCGGCTACGGTGCTGTTGTTCGGGATCTGCACCAGCTCGTATTCCTGATCGACGTAGACGCCGGTTTGGTTCACGACGCCGGTGGTCGCGGTCAGGCAGACGGTGGTGGCGGTCGCGGACTGCGCCGCCGACAGCGTGGTGTTCGGCGTCACGGTCTGCGCCGACAGGAGCGCTGCTCCCATTGTTACCAGGGAGAGCAGCGCGGTCGAGAATTTCAGAAGTGTTTTCATGGTCATGTGTCCTTGTCGGTTTTCGTCTTCGCGTCAGCCGTAAATCACGGCCGCGGCATAATCGGCGTAGGTCTGCGCCATGCCCCACACGAAGTCCATACGCACGGTCACTTCGCCGAGCCGGCTATCCCACTGCCAGATGATCCGAATCGACAGGCCGGTTTCCGGGTCGGTGATCGTTTCGCACTTGGCGCCGTATTCCTCGACGTTCTGCAGAGGAATCGAAGCCCAGGTGAACGCTTCCTGCTGGAACGCAAAGGCGGTTTGGCAGGATGCGCCGGTCGCGCCAGCGATGGTGATCGCGGCGCCGGTGGCCGGTGAGCCTGAGCAGTTCTGATAAGGGCCGCTCGGTATCAAGGCCGGAAAAAGAGTGAACGTCGCCGCGCCGGCGGTGTCCGCGATGGGAGCGACGACCGCGAATTGCTTCAACACGCCGGGCAGCGTCAGACGGCTCTGGCCGTTGATCTCGAAGACGCCGGCGATGGTGATGCGATCGGAATAGGCGCCCTGTGACAGCGAGACGCTGCCAGCGTTCCAGTTGTTCGTGATCAGCGAGGTGCCGCTCTGGTTCGCGCCGTTGACCTGGCCGGCGCCGGCATAGGTGCCGACGGTTCCCGACGGGACTTGCTCGTCGATGAAGATATCGAATTCGGCGTAGCGCCCGACCTTGCCTTCGAGGTACTGCTTGCCAATGATCTGCCCGGGATTAAACAGCGTTTGGCCAGCTTTCACGATCTGCTGGTTGAAGGCCGAGTTATAAACCAGGCTGCGGTCGCTGCCCATAGCGAGCAGTTGGTTCAGCTTGGTCTGCGCGCTGTTGTACGTGTCGAGCGTGGTGGGCACGGCGCCGGGGGTGCCGACAAAGTTCGGCGTGACCGACTGCATGAACTGCAGCATGTAGCGGTCGACCTTGTTGGCGAGGTTCAACACGTGCGGCTTCAAATACGCGCGCCGCTTGTCCTCGTCGAGGAACATCGCTTCTTCGGTGTCGTTATAGAGAAACGATTCCTGGTTCCAGTAGCTGATGGTCATCGGCACGGTGACGCGCACGAGGCCTTCGGGCTGGAACGCTTGACCGTCCGCGCCAATTACGCGCAGCGGGCGCCGGATGTCCAGGCTGGAACCGATTTTGCGGTTCTCATCCCAGTACTTGTTGAAATCGCGCTTGATGAGGCGGGGGCAGACGGCATTGTTGCCGAGCATGCGCAGGATCTCGCCCGATACTTCCTTGCGAACTACTTCAAAATTGCCGGCCATGGGAGGCCCTCCAGAGTTTGGGATTTCGAACGGGTGTAGCTGGTTCGCCCAGGCCTTGGGAGGCCATCTGCGAGGTGCTTGCGCGTTGATATAGCCTTTTCAGGCCTGGACTAAGCGCGGTCCGTTTTTCGTTTGCTCGTTATCCCGTTTGTTAACGACGGGCGGCGGCGCGGGCGTTCTCGCGCTCTTTCCACGCCGGGTTCATAGTTCTTCCGTCGCTCAAGGTTGGCGAGATCTCTACCGCCGGGGCGCTTCCGCCCTTCGGTGCGTCTGCTTCGCTTGGCTTCGCCTTTTTCGCGTCGCGCTCGGCTTCGGTTTCAGCCGCCTTTTTAGCGGCAGGGGTTGTTGCCGCCGCAGCACTGTGCAGTTTCTCCACGCGCCCTTCCAGGCGCCGGAATAAATTCGTCTGCGCCACGAGGTCGCTGGTTGAATCCAGCAGCTTTTCCATTTCCTCGGGATGCACGGCCAGGTGGTGAAGCACGAAGGCTTTCACGTCCGAGGTCGCGATCATGCGCATCAGGTACGGATGCTCGGCCGGGGTAAATTCCGGCTGTTCGTCGGATTCCGAAGCCGCCGTTTTCACGGCGTCCCAATCCAGGATTAACTTTTGGTCCTCGACAGCTTTCGTGTCGGCGGCGACGATCTCGGCTTGCAGTGCCTGCAGCGCGGTCTGGTTGGCCGTTGTCTCGGCTGCGGTGGCGAGGCCATCCTTGGCTTCCTTGCGCCGGTCCCACGCACTAACGGCGCGGGTATACTCGACGTCGGTGGTAAACGCCTGGCGCCGGGGCTCCGGATCTTCGTCGACCACTGCCGCGGCGGCAGCGGCGGCCGGGGCTGCGCCGCCCTTCAGTTTCGCCAGCTCGGCTTCGGCGATTTCACGCCTGGCCTTCTCGGCGCCCAGGGCTTGCTGCGCGTTATTCAGCGCGCGGCGGTCCTGCCGGTTGGGCTTGGCCGGTTCTGCGGCTGCGGCTGGGGCCGCTACTTTCGGGACATAAGGGACTCCGGTGCGCCGGGCTGTCTCTTTTTCGTTTTGCTCGGTGATATAGGCGGCCGAGTCAAATACCGGTTTGACGGTGGAGGCCACCAGGGTTTCTGCCATGCACCTCTGTAGTCGCCACCCTGGTCGGATCAGTGTCCATATCAGTCTCCCTCTGGCTGTGCCGCTGCCGCGGCCTGGTCGCTCGCCTGGCTGTCGGTGGCGTGTTGCTGGGCAGAGTCCTGGGACGCCGCGGCGGCTGCCTGGTCGCTGCCCTGCGCGCTGGCGTCGGCCGCCTGGCTGCTGGATTGCGCGGCCGCGTCGGCCGCCTGGCCGCTCGCTAGTTGCCGCGCCTCGTGTTGATGGTCGACGGCCTGTATGGCCGTTTCGTGGGCGAGGCCGGTCAGGTGTTCGAGCTGGTCCTCGTCGATCTGCGCGCGATCGATGCCGCCCTTGATTTCGGCGGCTCTCAGCGTGGTCAGGCTCTGCAGCTCGGCGATATATTTCTTCGCGTCGATTTCGGGCTGCTTGGATTGGATGATCTGGTGTAGCTTTTGGGCCACAGTCAACAACTGCTGGTTTTGCTGGGTGAGCTGCTGGTTTTTCTGCTGCATCTGCTCGGGGCTTCCGGGGTCGCCGCCTTCGAGCGAGTCGGCCATCTGCTCGATCTGCGGGTTGCCCTGGCCGATGATGCGCAGGAATTGGGCGCCGACGCCGGGCGCGGCTAGTATCTGCGGCGCGACGTGGAACACCTCGGTCATCTTGTCGATCGCGTCGTCGTTGCGGGTCTGTTCGTCCTTGGGCGCGGCCGTCACGCGCAGCGAATACTGGCCCAAGATCGAGTTGGTCTTGCCCTTTTTGTATTCGAGCACGCCTTTGTCGTTTTTCTTGCCGCTCGCGGGATCCATGCCGGCCGGAATGCCGCGCTGCGCATCGCCGGGGAATTCCTGATTGATTGCGACCTGCTCGTGTTTGGAGTCGGCGCGCACGATGGTTCTGACGCGCGGGCCGTCCATGATCTGCGGCAGAATAATCGCGGCCTGCTGATAGGAGAGCGCGACGGCGCGGTGGAGCTGATCTTGCCAGTTGACCGTGCCGACGTTGGTCTGCGATTGCAGGGCCTTGATGGCTTCCCCGCTTTGCGCATCGCGCGCGCTCTGCACGCTCGGATCAAAAAACACCGAGGTGGAACTTTTGATTTGCTCTCTGAAGAATGTGGCCAGCTCCAGCACGCGCTGGATGGGCGCTTCCCAGGTGTTGCGCTGGGGCGCGGGCAGCAGCTCGGCGGCCTTGGTCGTCGGGTTGATCGCAAACGTCGGCTTCAGTTCGAGATAGGCGGTCGTCCGTGTGTTCGCCGTATCCCACGGATTAAAGCCTTGCGCGTTGGTGGTGTTGAATTGCCCGAGCCATCCTATCCAGGGCGACCTGGTCATCGAGCCGACCGCTTCGGCGGCCGACGCGGCTGCGTAGTTCAGGCCGCGCTGCGAGTCCGCGGCGCCGTCGATCAGCGAGAGGCGGTGGAGCTTCCCGTTAATGTAGATTTCCGGTCCCATCACCCAAAAGAAGGGCGGGATGGTGCCAGGCCAGGCGGTTTCCGATAGCGTGTCGAGTGCGGTCACGACATATTTCGTCACTGTGCGCCGCGGCTCACTGCGCGAGATCTTCTTGCCGTCGTCATCTGCCTTGGGCGTGACGCCGGCCGGCACGCTCTCGCTTTTAAACCGCAGGATGTTGTCGGAGAAGAGGGTCAGCTCCTCGCGCTGGACCTTCACGCGATAGAATTCGCAGACGTAGTAAGGGCCGCGGTTCGACGCGCCGCCGGTCCACTCGTTGACCGTGGCCTGATCGCCGCGCCATCCGAACGCGTCCTGCATCCATCCGTTGCCGCGGTCGAGCAAGCCGCGGTTCAGCACTTTCAGTTTCGCGCCATAGTCCTGGATCATCTGCTCGCGGCCGAGCACGCGGAGCTTGCCTGCCCACATCGCGTCCTCGCGGCAGCCGCGGCGCGCGGTCGGGTCGCAGAAGACCATCGCCGGATCTTCCACTTCCTTGACGACCATGCGCTGCGCCATCGAGCGTTCGTTTTCGTATTCGGTCCCGAGTTCGAAGACGCCGAAGTTGCCGGCGCCGGCATACCGGATGGCCGTGGTGTAGGCGACGGGCGCGTTCGAGCGATATTCATACTCGCGGATCAGGCCTTCTAGAATGTCGGCGCCGTCCTTGTCGGCCTGACCGCCCACCGGGTGGGCCTGCGGGCCGGGCGGGTTAGAGCGCGCTTCATTTTCGACCTGGTCGACGGCCGTTTTCAGGCAGTTGATCGTCATCCACGGCCGGTTATTGCCGGTACGCTCTTCGATCTCGCCGGGGCGCCACTGCAGCTCGCCGCCCACCCACATCTTGAGTGACGCGACGGAGTTTTTGCGGTTGTCGACCGTCGCGTTCTGGTACTCCTCCCAGCAGCGGCGGATGAAACGCGGGATGTCTTTTTCGGCTTCGGACTGGGGATCGAGGTCTGGCATGATTTACTCCGGGAGCAGCGGGGTCCATACAGAAAGGCCGGCACCGCCGCCACCGCCCGTTGCGCTCTGCAGTGCGCCCATGTCGAGCGCGCCGGTTCCAAAGGCCACGCCGCCGATGGCCAGCGCGCCGGGGAATCCGGCGCCCTTCGCCACCACGCCGCCGCCGGCTATCGAGTTCAGGGTGAAAGTGTTGGCGGCGCCGTTAGTGAAGGGATCTGCGGTGCCCGCGACCGAGTGCGCGCCCACGGCCAGGCCGAAGCGCGCCGCGGTGGTGTTGTTGTAGAGGAAATTGTAGTCCTCGAAATTGTTCTTCGCGTTGGAGGTGCCCGACTGCAGATTGATGCCGTATCCGCCGTTGCTCGCGATAATGCTGTTGGCGATCCACACCGGGGAGACCTCCGTGGCGCATCCCTCGTTGACGATGCGTATGCCATCGCCGGCGTTATTGTAAGAGACCACGTTTGTCAGCCGCACCCAGATACACTGCGACTGATCGAGGAAAAACCCAAAGTTCCCGGCGCCGGTGATATTCGCTGCGATGCAGTGATCGCAGACTCCGAACGCGATCCGAAAGCCGGGCTGCGCCGTCGAATAAGCGATGCAGTAGTAGCAGTCGTTCAGCGAGGTAAGCATGTTAAACGCGGGGTTCGCCGAGGAGCCGCCGGTCACGGCGCAGAAGCGGCAGACCATGCCGTTCCCGGTCGTTCCGAACGCGAAATTGAAGCCATAGCTCCGGTTGTTTTTGACCAGGATATTTTCGAGCGTGAAGCGCTGATTGGCCACCGCCAGGCCGGCGCAGGAGGCCTGAGCGTTGCAGTCCAGAATGAAATTCCGAAACACCACCCCGTACTGCCCATTGTTGCCGCCCATGGTCCAGAGCGAAAAGCCGCCGGCCGAAGCCTGCATGGTGGCCGAGCCTCCATCGCCGCGCGCTGCGGTGTAGCCCTCGACGAAGGGGAAGCAGGTTAGTGCCGTAATGGCGCTGAAGTTCCAGGTGTGGCCGGCGGCGACCACATAGGTCGCATCGGCTTTGACATAGGCAGAATTGCAGTTCTGCATGTCGGCGTTCAAATTCGCGAAGGTGTCAAGCGCTCCACCCAGGGCCGCGGTGCCACCGATGGAGGCGGCCACGGCGATCGCGCGATCGACGGTGGCCGTGCCTAGGGACACGCTCAAAATTTCATAGCGACCGGTGGTCCACCCGGTGCCCGCTGTTACGTTCAGGCAATTCCCCACTGACGCCGCCGAGAAGGGCGTCGCTGCCGAGGTGATGGTGGTGGTGGACGGCGCGACTATGTCGGTGTAGGCGGTAAAGGGCGCGGTCGACTGGCTGCGGTCGGTGCCGGGGGTGCCGACGCCTGGATCGAAGCATCCGGCATTGGTAGCGGCGCCGGCATGCTGCAGCTCCCATACTGCGGTGGTGGCTAGTGCCGCGCGGGCATCGGGCGCGATCGAGAGCAAAAGATAAATACCGACGAGGCCTTTGAGGATGGTCTTCACTGGCGCGCCGCCGAATAGGAGAATGTGATTGTGCAGGTGCCGCTGGTCGCGATCGTGAGGTTCTGGGCGCTGCCTTGCGTACCGAAACTAAACCGCGAAAGATCGAGCGGAAAGGTGGCGCCGGCGCCGACGTTATAGATCGGGCCGGTGGTCCCGCTGCCAACGTTGGACGCGGTCCAGACCGTCATGCCGCTCGGGCGCTGCGTTCCTGGTAGGAGCACTTCGCTGCCTGCGGTCGCCGTCGCGGGGGTGCCGTTCCAGGAGAGCGTGGCCGTCTGCGCCGCTAGGCAGTAGACGCTGGCGCCGGCAAGCGTGGCCGAGCCAAAGGTAATCTGGCGGCCATTCGCGGGAGGCTGTTGCATTGTGAGCGCGGTGGTCGAGGCGGTGGCGATGTAGCTGTCGACGCCTTGGCCATAGACGGCGCTGGCGAGGACGAAGAGCGAGGCCAGTAGCGTTTTCACTTTTTGCAGCCTCCCATCAGGTCGGAGACGGTCATCTTGCTTTTGCCGCCGCCCTTCATCGAGGCGGCATACTGCTTGGCCTTCGCGGCCATCGCGGCGGTCATCTGTTTGGCTTTCATAGGGTCCTCTTATCCAAAAGGCGTGTATTGCGTGTGCGGCTGCTGCTTGCGTGGGGCTGGCTCAACTATCGGCGCGACGGGCTGCGCGAACGTGAGCACCAGGGCGTCGCCATCGTCGGGCGAGGCGACGCCGCGTTTCTGCATCTCGGCTTTGGATTCCAGCACGAGCTGGTTGGTCCGGTTGAAGTGAAATCCAGGCCCGGTCAAATCGACTTCGAGCTGTTCGTCGTTCGGGTCGATGGCGCCCTTCGGCAGCCACTCCTTCGTCTGCGTCCACATAAACGCGCGCATGTTTGCGAAGTGCGCCTCGTCGGGCGCTTTGCCACCGAAGTTGATTTCGGCGACGCGGTCACCATAGCCCAACATCTGCAGGCGCTCCACGATGGGCGCTCCAAAGGCCGAATCGATAAACATCATCGATACGTAGCGAGCCGGATCCTCGTCAAAGGTCACGGCTAGAACCTCGGCCAGCTTCGCGATCATCACTTGCCGGTCGCCTTTGGCGCCCGAGAGCCTGATAGGTGGTACTGTCCGCGAGTCGAAGCCGCGCCTGAAGCGCACCACGTTCCACGCGGATCCGCCGCCCGAAACGTCTACGCCGGCGATCAGCGGGTCGTCGTCGAGCGAGAGCGGTTCATTCTTCTGTGCCGCCTGTATTCGATCGAGGCCGATATATTGCAGCTCGCTCGCGTTGGGCGGGAGGCCCTTCACGCGCACGCGGAAGAAGTCGCTGTCCTCGCCGTAGTCGCGCGCCCACTGGGCGATGAGTTCTTTATTCGCGAAGCTGGACGTTCGGGAGTCGATCGAGCGGTGGTTCCAATTCGGCCGGTCCTTGCCGAAGGTCACATTGTGAAACTTGCCGGTGTTGCGCGTCGGGTTGCCGAAAAGAAAAATCATCGGCTCGCCATCGGTCAGGCCGCCTTCTTCGACTTCATGGATCAAATCCGAGACCGCGCTGTCCTCGTCGTTGATGTAAAACGACGTGCTGGTCAGGGAGTGCTGGCCGGCGAAACCTTCACTGTTCTCGTCGCGCGAGGTCTGCGCGCTGCAGAACCAGGTCGACGGGTAATCGCGGTTATACATGCGATCGCCGGTCAGCCTGAACCAATCAGCCGTGATGCAGAGCGCGGTCCATTTCTGAATCTGCGCCCAGGTTTTCGTTTGTAGCTGCGTGAACGTGTTCGCGGTTATCGTGCCCTGCGCGTGCGGCCTGGTCGACATGATCCAATCGACGACCCACGCCACCAGCGCGGACTTCCCGATGCCGTGCCCGCTCGCTACAGCGAACCGTAGCGGCAGCACGGTGTGGAAGCTG